TAGCGAGGGCCGGGCTTCTCTTGGTGCACGTTGCTCTTGTTGCGGAGCGGAACATAGGGATAGGCGGCTTCAAGGTGTTCCATTCATCCAATCTCCTACTTGACCATCAAGATAGTTGTTGTTATCTCCAAGAGATGTCAAGGGGGAGCCAACAAAATGTTCTGGCGACAACCTTATTGGTGGTGGGACACGTGGCAAGAGGGGGAAGAGGAAGTGAAAGTAGAGCTTAAGGCGGAAGTTGTAAGACTGGTTAATCTATACGACCACAACGCCATCCTCGACGCCCTCAAAGAAGCCTTAAACACTAAGGCCGACTGGACTCCAGACGGACCCGAGAGGGACAAAATTTTGAGAGTGGTCCTGCGATTAGATGACTTGACAGTCACTAGTTCTTGAACTATATTCACGGCGAAAGGAATACCGCCGTGCTTCACACTCTACCCTTGGACATGAGACTAAGGTCTTGGGTGATGTCCGAAACAACAAAAGCAGCAAAGCCAAAAGATGATAAGCGAACAACGAAAAAAGCTTCTGGCAGAAAAAAATCGGGCAAACTGGATTCCGATTCTTCTATCTCTTGACAGGCAACTCTATCCCGATGCTCTTCTTCGACCTAACACAGACTTAATGTCAAAGAAAGAGCTAATGACGCACGCCAAGGATCTTCTCAAGAAGGCTTACTGCAAAAAGTCCATCTTGGAAGAAATCATCAAAACCGCCGAGCTAGAATTCTGGACGGACGGTAAAACCGAGGATTGGAGAAACCTGTGAAAATCGTGGCCGATATCAAAACATCGAAAATCCTCAATCCGGATTACTACGTCACCGGGCTGATGAAGAAAGAACACTCGACTGCTTCCCAACTGTTTTATCATTTTCGCAAGACAACCGAAATTGTGTTGTCTCAGGCTCTGGACGATGCCACAGTGGCTGGTCTCAGGATTGACGGAGAAGATGTGGCCGATGAATTCGCTTATGCAAGTGATGTAGTTGCAGCCTGTAGGCGGGCACTAGAAGCAACCAACCCCGAGGATATTCTTGAACAAGACAAGGATATGATTTGGGGGGCGACGTGGGCCTTTATTCTTTAACCGGCTTACCCCACATCTCGCACTTGCCAAAAACCTCGACATCAAGGGCTCCCTGTTTCTTAAAGTTCTCGGGGAGCCCTTTTTGTAGGGTCTCAAGTTCTTTGGTGCATTCCTCTACAGTTGGAAACTGTGTCGAGAACTCTTGAGATCCGGCGTGACGCTCGCCATTAAAAGTCCAAACAACAATAATAGACAGAAGAAAAACTTTCATCGGACCCTTTTCAAAATTGTGTTTAGAGTGAAAATTTGGGGGCCAAGATTTACAATTTCAAAAGCGATTGCCACAAAATATCCGGGAGTATCATCCCCGTCACTACCAAATTGGTCCCCTTCTTGGGCAGTTACTTGGACTTGAATATTTCTAGCCCGAGGCTCGTATATAAAAGCTTGTTCGATTGAAGACTGTAGAATGTCAGCCGTCATTTGATCAACGGGGTCGAAAAGACCATTCTGGACCTTCGACCCCTTGAGAGGCTGATAAGGCGCCTCTCCCAAATTCGTCAGCATAAGAAGGCGCAAAGACTGCCGTACAGCGGCGGCGTTTTTCTCGACATCAAGATTCCCCGATGTCGGATTTGTCTGAAACTGCCAATTTATGTCACTGTAGTAAACAAGCTGCTTAGAGGCAGCAGTAAACTTTTCTGCACGTGGCAATTTTACTTCTTCTTACGATTGGCCACACGATAAGAACCGTGGACGATAAGCCCGCCGACCAAAACGCCGATTACGAAAATCATTAGAGTCCTCCTGTTTTCTTTCGGTAGTCTTGAGCAGCCGAAACTGCCGTTTTATAAACAGACTTCACCAACCGTCCCATCGGATGCGCCGATAGCGCACTACTAACAATCCCCGACCCCACACTCTTAGCCACATGACCAGCCATGCCAAGGGTGCTCCCCATCGGCTTATTTTTGACTACGCCAGTGTTGTTTTTGAATGGGTCGGCCATCGGGAAACCATACTCCTTTTCGGATATTTACCCCCGAGCCCGTCGCCTTACGTCCCGCCGAAACTTCTGGTCTTTAAGCCACGCCCAAGGGCCTCCATCCAGCACCCACGCAATTCCCAAATATAGCGAGAAAAATCGGAAACAAAATATATCGAACCCAAAGAGGGAATCGTTGAAGAAGAGCCCCAATCATTTTTAATCACCCACCTGTTTCACATTGTTAATCTGGACATTGCCCTTTAGATTGAAAGAACTCTGTCCCTGCATTTGGATACTACCCTTGACCTTCATATCCATTTTTCCAGTCACGTTTACGTTATGGTCGCCCTTTACACCATGATAGGCGTTTCCGGCTGTGGCCGTCTTAGAGTTTCCCCCAACAACTGACTGAGAATGCCCTGCCGTGACTTGATTGCTGTCCCCGGCTGTCTCGATATGACTCCCCCCGTCCACATTGAAGCGGTGATGTCCGGCCACCTTCATATCATGGTTTTGATTGACGGTCATGGACATTCCGCCTTTCTTGTAATTGATGCTCTGTCCCACGCTAAAGTGTTTCATAGACCCATCCGGACCAATTTCGGAATAAGTCCCGGACTTGTGTCCAATAAAGATTCGCTCTTTTCCTGGGGTGTTATCAAAGTGAACTTCGTGCCCAGCTTCAGACACAAAAACCTGATTGTAAGGGTACTGGGGAGTACTTCCGTCTTCCTGGTGTCCTTTAGGAAGTCGGTTTTTTTGTCCTTGGCCGCCATTTTGGCCGCCCCCACTGCCTCCGCCACCACCACTTGCTGCCATCTTATCCCCCTAGAGACTTAAAAACTAACCAAGTACATCCCGCCATAAAAAGCGTGACCCCAAATCCGCCGATGATAATCCCAACAATCAGATTCGGCATTTTAGACCTCGTTTACATCCTGACCAATGATAGGGTCATTACCAGCTTCGGCAAAAAGCTCTTCAATCGAGGCTTGAAGGGCCTCGAATTCGGACGCTTGCTGCAAAAGCTCTTCGGAATTTGCAGTGTTTGCTTGCTGGTCAAGAGGGCTTTTCTTACTCTTCTTCTGAGACAAAGCCTTGAGCATCGCCCCAAGAGCCCCGGCACCCACTGATTGCACCATCGTTGGGTTGCCGTTCATGGACTCAAGTTTCTTGAGCATGTCCAGAGCCGGCTTGCCCACGGCCCCCGACTTATTCTGTCCGTTTAAGTTACGGATCGTATTTGTTGCGCTGTGAAATGGCATTTTCAGTAAACCTCCAAAGATTTTGTAGCAACTTCTGATATACTAATCTCCAGATAAATTGTAACCGGTCTCTGGTTTGGATGGGTCCACCTTATCGAAAGATCTTTAATCTCTCTCCCAACCAACTTCTCCAATCCCGAGATAAAATCCCTGGTCTTGGTATTATCCTTCAAAGAAGGACAGATTGTGGAAGTTAATCTAGATACTGGGTAAATTATTGGGACTTCCGAACCATCAAAAGACCTTACAACAGCTAGCTCTTGTCCTTCATCCTCATAAAGAGCCACTATTTTCAGTTTTGCTGATGTAGTAGCCGAATAGACGATATCGCCAACTTTCATTTTTTACCTCTTCAAACAAGTAGTCATTGTAGAACCGATTTTCTTCTCTTATTTCTTTGAGAAGAAAGGCACATGCTATATTCGGTATAAAACGATTTATGCCGGATATAGTATAAACTTCTCCTGTCCGAAGCCCAGTTGGGGCCACGACATTCGCTACAAGTCGAACTTTCGACCCTATCTTTATCCCCACTGATATGACCCAAGCGTCCAGGATTGTTCATCGCTATGTGGACTTTGGGTCATTCCAAACTGATTTTTAGCCTCATTTCTTGCATACGCCGGCACCGAATCATTTCCATAGTTATTGGATTGGCTGTCAAAGCGTTTGTAGGCGCCCCCTGTCTTCGGCGAGCGAGAAGCGATAGGCGAGTCATGATTGCGACCACTGGTGTCAAGTTGACCACCCCCGCTCTGGCCACCTTTACCAGAGCGCCCCACACCTCCAGTGTACATTAGTTGTTGCGAGCCATCGAGCATGTGGCCGATGACCACGGAATTCTCCATAGACCCGTTTTGGGATAGACCGATTCCACCTTGTAGAGGATTATTGTGCGAACCCTCCGGGCGAGCCCAAAGAAGTTGCTCGTCCGGAATGTTACCTTTATCGTTTTGCCAGCCAAAGACCCGAACCTGCACTCGCCCGGCTTCTTCCGGGTCCATGCGGTTTACAACAGTCATGATAAGCTGGCGGCCTCCACCACCCCCGTAGGAGTAATTTGGTGGATCAAACGGCGTGAATGGTGCGGTTCCGTGATTTTGTGGCATAGTAGTATAAGAAGAAGTTCTGGAATCGTTGGTGCCAAATATGTATGCTTGCTATATGTTCTTCGATAATCTTTATATCGTAGCCATAATAAGAAGCACACTCGTGATATTTACGCAGTCGCCAAGAAAGAAAGGAGGTTATCTCGTCTTCCCTAGCGTATGCTTCCTGTTTAGCAAACCAGATTCCGGGCTGGGTGACGGGGAAATCGCTGTCGTCTAGAATGCTTCCCCAAACGCTAAAGATGTGTCCGGCCAAAACATCAAAAGAGTGGACACTCTTCGGATATCTTGACGCCAGGATAGGATAAGAGAATTTGTGCCAGTACATCGAATTGATGCTACCAAGGAACTGGGCAGCCTTGTTCCGGCGCACATAAACTTCTTCTTGTTTTTTGGGTTCCCCTTCCTTAACAACCACCGGCTTTACCGGGGCACGCATAGTCGGCCGGGTCTTCCACGCATCAAAGTCGATGACCACACACGTCATGCCGCTGCAACCTCCAAGGCGCTTTGGGTAGCCGTGAAAATAGATACCGCACCAAACTCCCGGTCGTCAAGAGCAAAAGAGTGGGCAAGTTCTGTCACAAGGTAATCACCAGAAGCAACCGATGTCGAAGCATTTCCGCCCCCCTGAGGCGGAATAAGTTGCAAGGATACTCCCCCTCCTACGTCTAGAAAGAGTCCGCCCTGGACCGGCACCTTGACGATAAAGGTGCGTCCTCCCTTCATGGCCGCCGTCTGTAGCTGATCAGTGGTGGAATTGCTTAGGGGATTCTGGGCAGCGTCTTGCGAGGCCGAATCATTCAAGTGGTAGTTGGGTTTTCCCCCATTGCCACCCCCAACGCCACTCAGACCGCCAATACTTCCCATGCCCGTCCCCATCTTGTTCATGACTTGCTCAAGAGTCCGGATGTCAAACATGGACATTGCTTGCGAAAGGGCTCCGGCGATGGCCCCCACAGCACCTCTATGGCCGGGGGCGGCACATGTACCATTTGCCTTAGCAACAATCGAGATGATTGCGAAAACAGTATCGGTTTGGTCTTGAAGCCAGTTTACCCCCCAAGTAGTTTTCTGGATAAACTTGGTGCCTCCTTTTGCCCCCAAAAGAGAGCCAATGGTGGCAAGTACCATACTTGCATAAGACCTAAAATATACGGGATTTTCGGTAGTTCCCCAGCTGGAGTGGCGCTTAATGTCATCAATTGCGGTGAAAGGATTCTTTCCCGACACAACAAAACTTTCTTTGCTCAGCATCCCCGAGGATGCTCGCATCTGGAGCCCGCCCCCGATGTACTGACCATGGATAGCGGCGATGGCCGCTGAGCCCGGCATACCCTGGAAAGACTGCTGGACGATATTGGCCTTGTCCTTAAAGTATTCATTTCCAATCATATCGATTGTATACTTCTGCGAACGATTAGCCGGCTCCGGTTGCTCCCCTGTCATCGAAAGAAGCTTTAGGCTTCCGGCAAAAGTGACTCCTCCGCAATCCCACGAATATACAACTTCTTCTCCCCCTTGAATCGCCATACCCTCAATCAAGTTGGTCTCATCGTTGAGGTGCATCTTGCCGGTCAGATAGGGCTTGTGAATGGTGCCATAGACGTTGAACTCCACAACAAGAGTACGAATGTCCACCCCTTTCATAGTAAGAACTCGGGGGCGACACTTAGTAGTCTGAAAGCCAGATCCAAAAGCCATTAGCGATAACCTTTAGTTGCTCCAATTCCGAGAGTTTTTTGTTTTTGTTGATTGATTTTAGGAACCGGGGCGGGGCTTCCTTTCCTTGGGGCCAGCATTCCCAAGAGACTAATCCCGGTCGTCATGATATCCGCTTCTACAATTTCTCTTAGGGGCTTTTTCTTATTATAAGATGCCCAAGCAATCTTGAAAGGAGAAGAAGACCCTTTTGGAAACTTCTTTTTAAGTTCCAAAACCTGTTTCTCCCTGCCTGGGGGAGCGACCTCATTAAGTTTTATTGTCATGTGATTGCCCCGTTATTTGCTAGGTCTACCCGAAGTTGTTCGGCCGCTTGGGTCGCATAATTCGGGTCGAGAAGATAAAGAGAGCGTTTTGATGCGTTCTTTTGTTGCTCCCAATCATAGACACTTACCGGCGCCCAGAAACTAAACTCCTCAAGCGGAATAATTTCGATGACAAGTTCGTTGTTTGATATTTGCTGATTTGCCCCCGAAAACCAGCCGGCCAGATATAGATTATTCAGCCATTCGGTGTTTGAGGTGATGATGTTGGCTTCGGTGTTCCCCTCGACGTGGCGGATAAAGAGGGTGTTGTTGGCTGCATAAATCTGCTCAAGCTCGCACCGACCTACCTGTACCCCGTTGTTCCACATGAAGCAAAGCTCTGAGTCTTGGTAGGCAGCGGCATTCGCCACTTGCACCGCAACAATCATGTTTGTATCGGCCACCCAGTCAGCTTCTAACCGAGCATACTTTATCACTTTACCTTTCTGCCCAAAGACCGCCTGATAGTATTTTTTCGCTCCTTCCGGAATAGTATTTGCATAAAAGTCGGGAGAAATGGTTATGTCGTCATTTGCCCAGTTATTCGTATAAAATTTTGTACGCTGTTGTTGAATGTCGATGCCCCCATCATTCACATACTTGTCTCTCATAAAGGACTGAAAATCAAAATCAGTCAGAGGCCAGTCATACATCGGATCAATAATTCCGTTCACAAGATAGATGAGCCAATCCATGTAGGAATCTTGATAGTATCCGTAAGCAGTAAGGTCCGCCCTCTGACCTTCGGGTACGTCGTAGGCATAGAAAGCGGTTGGAAGGCTAGTAAGATCCGTCGTCGCCAAAGTGACTCGGCGAGTAATATCGACGCAATTTGCCCCGTTATAATTGATTTGCGGAAACTTCTGGAAATAATATTCGGACATTATTGTGGATTCGGGTTAATTGATGATGGAGTATTTCCGTGCTGAGAAGCATCCCACGGGTCATTGACTTCGGAGAAGTCATTCGTCAGCCAGTACTCGATTTCGATAAAGCGAGCCGACACGTCAACAATTACCGGTGAGCCGACATTATTTGTTGCGGGGTCGGGCCGATAAAAGGCCGGCTGACCTTCGGGGGCGTAGTTGGCTGTGAAAGTGGTTAGTACGGCCGGCTTAAACTTATACATCTGCAAAGGATTCGGAAGAATACCGATTCGCCAGATGGCAGGATATCCCCACACAGCTCCCGAGGGAGCAATCGATGGGCTCATCTGGCGCTGAAACATGCGGATAACTCTTCCGAGTTGAATCGCATCTTGAGGGGTGTTTGGCGAAAACTTCCACTGAAATTCAAACATCTTGTACTTCGGACCTTGAAGCAAGATGGTCAAGAACTGGTTTGGGGCAATTCCAAAGAAAGCCTGGGCCGCCTCGCCGAAGTTGATTCCCCCAACGTTTGGAGCAAAGGCGGCCCCTTGTCTTAGGAGAGATTGCAAAGAATCATTTACGCTCGCTGAAGAAGATACGGCGTTACGACTATTTCCTGGATCAAGGGTGGCGCCACTTCCCATGTGAAGACCTTCTCTCACTTTCTGCGCAATGTTAACCATTTCTCCAGTGAAAGTCCCAAGGGCCTTTTGGTCATACTCGACGTTTAGAGCATCAACCATCACCTGACTTAAAGGCAAAAAGATATTTCCAATTTCATTAAGCGGTCCCACTTCCAAAAGTCCAGCCCGAGAATACTGATTTATCTGAAATCTCATATAATACTTTGGGAAGTCGGCGGTCGGATAGAGCATCGTGCTTACCGACTGGAGACTAGAGAGGTTGTTCTGAATCGTCTGGGGGCTTGAGGGCGCCCCAATACTAACCCCCCCAACCGAGCCCCCCTGAGCTTGGGCAGTGGCCCCGCTCGTAAATGGACTAGCTCTGTTAAGGTTTTGCGGGGTACCTTGCTGAGTGCCAGAGGTTCCGAAAGGGACAAACGCCAATCTAAGTATCCTTTGATGAATTCCTTTTTATTTACATGCAGATGGCCAGAGAATATCACAAGGGTAAGTATACCCCCAAAAATCCGACGAAATACGTAGGCAATGTCCATAACATTGTATTCCGCTCCGGCTGGGAAGCAGAATTTATGAACAAGTTAGACCTAAACGAAGATGTACTTTCTTGGGGTTCGGAAGAAATTGTAATTCCCTACTACAATCCTGTAAAAGAGAGGATGGCCCGGTACTTCCCTGACATGATTATCCGCCAAAAGGAGAAGGATGGCAGCCACAGCACTGTCGTGGTCGAAATTAAGCCTCCGAATGAAATCACGAAGCCCGTTCGCAATCGTGGTAAAAAAGCCTCGACATACATGCATGAGTGTCTTACATGGATACAGAATCAATCCAAGTGGCGGGCAGCTGCCGATTGGTGTCAGAAACGTGGTGCCACCTTTGTAGTTGTCACTAAGAACAACCACAACAGGTTCGTGATTCTAACTGAGGAGCAAGCCATCCATGGCGGCCGATGATAGCGAGAGACTGCACAACCCCCTCCTTTTCGGGGGCGTGACGTATGACGAGCGGCGACGCATAATCAGCATGTCCAAGTTCCCCGACGCAACGCCTTGTCCGGGCTGCGGCAACAAGGTCTTTGAGTCAATCTGGTGGTCGAGCCGCATCCCATCTGAGAAAGACGAGTCCGTCTGGGATTGGTGGCATACAGTGTGCCTTTGGAAGAAAGTCTATAAGGAGGACAATGCCAAAACCGCCGACTAATGACTTTCAAGGCACCGAAATAGAGAAAATTCGCCGGCTTTTCAAGACAAAAGCCGGCAAGTCTCTTCCTTCCGTCAGTAAGATGGAAGCAAAAGATGTGCGGGAGTGGTTTACCCGCAACATGAAGATGTTGGCATCCAATGTCAATGTCAACAAAATTATGCGAGATAATCCCGAACGCCTAGTTCCTGGTAACAGGATTAGTTCCCGTACTCTTGGCATGATGATGATGTGGTTTTACGACCCAAAACACAAAAAGACCCTTCCATACTATGACCGGCTTCCGGTCGGATTCATTGTCCAGCTAGCCCCTCACGGCTTCTATGCCATCAACCTGCACTACCTAAACCCCCAGGATAGAATGCGGCTATTTGCCGCACTTATCGACATTGGGGGAAGTCGCATCGGCGAGCAGCGGCGCCTCTTGCTCACCTATCGCCTCCTAAAAGGCGCAGCTCGCACCAAACTCTTTCGCCCGTGTTTCAAGCGTTACTTGGCCAATCACGTCAAAAGTCGTTTCTATATTGTGCCGCCCGACGAATGGCATATTTTCCTGTCTCTACCAAATGTCGAACGCTTCGAAAAGGGCGGCGGGGGCAACAAAGGCAATTTTGGCGGTTCTATCAGTAAATACCAGATATGGTCTCAATCCCGAAAAAAGGCTGATATTTCTTAATGCCTCTTGGATTTAATATCCAGCAATTTATCGATATCATAAATGCCAAGGGCGGTTTTCAAAGACCGAATAAGTTCTTGGTGACTATAAGTCCGCCTCAAGCCATGATGGGGCAAATCACTAAGGCCGGAGTGCAAAGTCCGGCAAGTTCGCAAAGCCAAACTTTTACGGGCCAAAACCTCCTTCAACAATTGCATTTTTGGTGTGAGGGGGCTCACCTTCCCGGTGTCATTTTGATGAGTCAAGAAGTGAATCGCTATGCCTATGGTATTCCGGAAAAAAAGCCTTTCCGGGCCGGATTCCAAGACATGGGGCTTATCTTCTATGCTGACGGCCAGATGGAAAACTGGACATTTTTTACAAAGTGGTGCCAGCTCGCAACCAACTATGATATGAGCGGAGGTACTCCAGCTCCGGCCACTCACACAAGAGTTGTAGGCGGCGCTCCCCAACCCCAAGATCCCTATGAAGTCAGTTACAAAATTGATTATGAAGGAATGGTGCAAGTCACCCTCTTTGACCAAACCGGCCAGCAAACCTTGAGCGTAGTACTTCGGGATGCTTGGCCGATTTTCGTCAGTGACGTGAATTTGCATTGGGCCGAAAACAACCAATTCATGCGATTTGGGGTCTCAATGAACTTCCGAGATTGGTACATCGGCGGAAACCCATATAATACTATGGTGCGGCTGACCTAACTACTTTTTGAGCCATTAATAGCCCACGAAGGGCCTTCATGCTTCATTTATAGACCAAAGGTGGAAAATGCTTCCTAAGATTCAATACCCTCTTACTGACCTGACGCTCCCAACTAACGGCAAAATTCTGAAAGTCCGACCCTTCCTGGTAAAGGAAGAGAAAATTCTTCTAATGGCAAAGGAAGCGGCATCGGCCGAAGGGGCCAACTATCAGAAAGAAGTCCTGCGGGCCGTTCAACAAATCGTGCAGAATTGCGTCCAAGAAAAAGACTTTGATGCCGAAAAGTTGGCCATGGCCGACTTGGAATGGCTATTCCTGAAACTACGAGCAATCAGCGTCGAGAATGTCGTCAAAGTCTCTTATCGGGACCCAGAAGACGATAAGGTCTATGATTTCAGCATTAACCTGGATGAGATTCAGGTGGATATGACTAAGGTTACGACCTCGGTTATCGATTGCGGGAGCGTGAAGCTGGGAATGCGCTATCCCCGAGCCGCCCTATTCCTTGGAGACGTGCCAAAGAACGGCACCGAAGAACTTGAGCGCCTTCTAAAGCACACCATCTCCCATATCGAGGAAGCGGGCGGAAAGAAGTACGATTTGGCTGAGGTAAAAACCGAAGACCTGCAAGAATTCATCGAGTCAATCCCCGGCAAAGCTCTTGAGGATATCAAAAAGTTTTGGCAGGGCGCCCCAAATCTAAAGCATGAAATCAAATACACAAACTCTAAAGGTACCGAGCGTTCGATTGCTCTGACTTCGCTATTTGATTTTTTCTCTTTCTAATGTGCCATCAAAGCCTCCAGAGTTACTTCAGTTTATTGCATAGCTTGTCTTATCATCACAAGTATTCAATAACTGATCTGGAGGGCATGATGCCGTGGGAGCTTAATGTTTATGTCGCTATGCTCCAAAAAGAACTCCAAAAAATAGAAGAAGCTCAGTCAGCTCCTAAGCAACAAATTCCTCAGCCGACATTCCAAGGGGCCGTTCCCGGTCTTACTTGGTAAATATCGTGTCATGAGCACGATAGGAAGATAATGCCTTTTTGGGGTAATCTTGGAAGATTTGCGCTTGGTTATACCGCCGCTCGTCTTTCTCAGTCAGTAAGTCAAACCACAGCCGGCTCTCTGTATATGCAGGGCCGGAATATGTGGAACGCCGTGTCCTCTGTACGGGAATCGCTTGTCCCTGAGAGACTGACTAACTCTATTTCAAATGTTGGATTTGGACTTAGCACCTTCCAGCCGGCTCGCCTTCCTCAAAATTTGCATCCGGGCGGGGTCACGGATATCGAGGAGGTTGATCATAAGTTTACCGGGGCCTACAACAACCTTCTAAAAAGTCTTCGCCAAAATAATCAGGCGATTGCAAAAAGCTTGTCCGAGCATAGCCGGGCCATTCAGATTTTGCGCTCCGATGTCGCCGGCCTTAAGCGCCAACAAGACCGATTTGAAATGGCTTTCAACCGCATGCGGTATGAAGGCATGGGTCAGGGCGGCGTACAGTCTCTTGGCTCTATGGGTCAAATGGGCGCCTTTGGAGGCATGGGCGGGGGCATTCAATATGGCCAGAATCACCCATGGCTTCATGCGGCAGCAGCTGGATACGGACTTTATAGAGGGGGCCGGGCAGCGGCTGGAGGGGCCGCCAGGGCTCTTGGGTTTCGGGGGGCAGCACGGGCCGGGGCAGGTTTTCTTGGGCGTCTAGCCGGTCGAGCAATCCCCGGTATTGGCTTAGGTCTTCTAGCCTATGATGCCTTTGGCATCGGCCGCAACATGTACCATGGCCAGGGATTTGGCCAAGCTCTCGCCAACCAATTTGGTTTTGGGGGAGCATATCCAGGAGGCGTGCCGTCTAACGCCGGGGGCGGATGGATGGGCGATGCTCCCGGCACCATTCGAGGCTATGGGGGCGGATTCCAGGGCGGACAGCTGGGCAACTATGGCTCATCTATGGGATTCCAGGGATCTTTCTCTGGTCATGGGGGGAACTCAAAAGACCAAGAAAAGGAAGCTATCGAGGGGCTAAAGAAAATGCTCCCCGAAGTCTTAAAAGATAAACTTGAAGTCGAAAGACTTGAATTTGTCTCAAAAGGCAGCATGAAGTTTAAGGCGGCCGGTCAATTCGTCATTCGAGGAAGTGAAGTTCTTATCTCAGCCGGCACCGTGACCATTGATACCCAGAATCTAAAGCTTTCATCAGGGGCCATCCAACAACTTTATAGCAAAATGAATATTGGGGCGGCGGTAGACCAAAAAATCAAAGCCCTTGAAAGCAAAATAGATAATCGCCTGAGAAATATGGGGAGACAGGGCGCCGAGCAAAGCTTTTCTCAACAGAGAGAGGCTGAGAGTCGTCGGTTTAGTTCGGCCGAGGGAGCCCAAAGACAAAATCTTCGTTCTCGCCCATTTTCTGCAATTCAAGAACACGTTCGACCACACGACAATCGTCATTCCCAAGCCGAGCAAAGATATCGAGACAACTTCCGTTCTCGGCCATTTTCTTCGGTTCAAGAACATACTCGACCTTCAAGTTTAAGAGACAGACTAGCGGAGGTAGAGCAACAATACCGGGACAACTTTCGCTCCCGGCCCTTCTCATCCGTCCAAGAAACGGTAAGACCATACGATTCGAGAATGCAAGACGCTCTTTCTCAAGAGCGAGGCTTTCATGGTTCGGGCTATGGTCGCCAAAGTTCTCCAGGTTCGGGGCTTAGCCGAAATAAGGTAGAAGAAGCTATTCGCCGTTTTGGCGGACCTGAGAAAGTCATGGAAGCTGTTCGCTCCATGGGATGGAAGCAAGCTGTAAGCCTTATCTTCCGAGGAATTGGTGTCACTTTGGATGTCGTGATGGTGTTGCAAGCCATCAAAATCATTGAAGAGATTCTTCAGGCGTGGGTACCTGAGCAATACGGAGGAAAGGAAGGACCGAACTACGGTAAGGTACCTTTGCCTCCTCAAAATCTACAAGAGATGTTCAGTCCTCGGATGGGCAGTGAACACGACCTTCGCCGAGACCTTGAACAACGACTTGGGATAAAACACCATAACTTGCATGGTCGTTTTGCCAATCACTTAAGAAATCGAGGATTCTCTACTGGAGGGAGTTTTGGGGCGGAACGGCAACCCAACAAAGGTTCCACCCAACAAATCACTCCCCCTTCTGTTATGCAGCGCCTCAAAAACTGGTGGGGCGGGGGAAGCCGCAACCAAACATCTTCAGCGCAGCGCCATCATAACTTACATGGTCGTTTTGCCAACCATCTTAGAGAATATCAAAATAAAATCAGCCCCGAACAATCGGGTATGGGGCCGCCTGATCTATATGGCTCAGTAGCTGGAGGAACCCAGCTTGGAAATTACGGGGCAAGCATGGTGTTTGGACAGCCAAACACTGGCCGAAATGTGCGTCCAGCTCCCGGATCTGGATATACTACTCCCGGCAGCACCGTAAACGATATTGGTTATGGGGGTGGTATCGCCGGAAGAATCGGAACATCGGGGGGATTTGAACCCTATGGCAGCGGCGGGGGAGGATATTCCGGGGGCGGGGCAAGGTCTCCTCAGCAAGGCTCAAACGGCGCTATCAGTGGCGGCGACAGAACTTCCGGGGGCACCGACCTTGGGTCGGGGGGCGGGGCCGCATATCTCGCCCAGCGCCGACAAAGATTCCAGCAAGAAATAAATGGCGACCCCGAACTACGTCGGAAGTTAGCTAGACTTATCCAGGCAGAAAACCCCAGGGCGGGTACTGCTGTTATGGAAAGCATGTTCAATCGTCTTGAGTTGATGGAGCAGCAGACTGGTCAAAGAACTACTATCTCCGATTACTTAAATCGTTCGGGCCGGAATCAGTTTTATGGTCCTATTCGAAGGGGTGCTCTTCCTAATATCAACGAGCAGCAATATAATCGTTACAGCGGAAATATTGATGAAGCCTTAAGAGGTTCAAATCAAATCCGAGGGGCCACTGATCAAGGATCTGGAAACGACCCCAACGTAAGACATCAGGGTGGTCGAGTTTCAATCGGGGGAGAAACCTTTAACGACTTCGGCGGCGTCCGAGGCGGTCACGCAGCCTCGGCCCGATTCCGAGAAAACCTGATGCAAGGTTATAACCAAGCCGAAAATCAGATAGCACAGCAATCAGGAAATCAAGGCAGAGGACAAGGGGGCCAGCAAGGTGCAGCGGCCACTACTGGGACATCTAATGCTTCGGTGATTGAGGCAATGCGCAGCGGCAAACCTTTAACCGGCGCTGCCCTTCAACACGCAACTAGAATGATGGGATTCCAGGGCGGTGGGCGTGGCGCCGAAATGGAACAATTTTTGCGGGGCGCCGGTGGCACTACCCGACATGCTTGGTGTGCTGACTTTGTGCGTTCCTGGTTAAAAGATAATAACGTCGATATTCGAGGCACAAACTCGACAGCCGCCTCTTTCCGTAATTGGGGACAAGCAGCCGATGGTACTCCCCGCACCGGCGATGTTGTCTATCGGCCTCGACAAGGGGGCACAGGCCATGTCGGCGTTCTTGTCCAATCCGAAAATGGCTTAGATGTTCTTCAGGGTAATAATCTAAACAGATATCCTTATAGACCAAATCAGTGGACCGATGTTCGCCGAGCAACACCAGAAATGTTGCCGCAATCGGCTCCCGGAAACGCCCCGTCTCTTTCTCAAAATCTTTCTCAAAACCAAGGAAGCGGGCAGCATAATCTTAATGGTAACTTTGCCAACCACCTTAGAAATGGTCGAGCACCACAACAAGATGGCTCTTCCCCGCATACCGATACCGGAAGTTCCCCGACTCCAGCAACCGTTACCCCTCAGTCTAATGCCGGGTCAATCCAACCCGGTCAAGTTGGGCCAGCTCTTCAAAGAGCGATGGCTGGAAACCGTGATGCTGCCAAAGTTTACAGAGATACCCAAGGCACTCCTGACACCAAAGGCCATGAAGCAATCCATGCTCTCTCAACACCGGGCAACGCCGGAGGGGGACTATGGACCGCTAACGGATATATTCCTTTCGTAAATCCTGATAATAAACTTAACCTTCCTAGACCAGATTCTCTTGTCAAACGAGAAGCTTTTGGGATTAGAGGCCAGAATCTCCAATTTGACACTTACATGGGGCAAAGAAGTTCGGCATCAGCCCAAGATCTTGGGGGCGGACTCCTTGATGAAGTAAACGCCTATACTCACGACCAGCACTTGCAAATGGACGCCGGCAGCAAGCAAGTAAATGCCGGAGGCTTCCTTGGAAATATGGCATTCACAGCTGAGTACATGAATAGGCTGTCCCCAGCCCAGCGTGCCCAACTACGAGACCAGTATGGGCCTCAGATGAATCAAGTTATGACAAATGCCGAGCAATCTCTTGCTCGCTCGGCGCCCAACCAAGCAGAATTTCAGGACCAGCCGTTTCGTCAATATCTTGGAAATCCCAAAAACCTTTCAGGCATCAATGATGTTATTGGAAGAAACGTGAATCTTCCTGACCTATCTCATCCTAGCGGGGCTCTACAAGGGGATGTTTCGGTTCAATCCATGGAAGGTCATGATCACACTGGTCATGCCCACAATCGAACGGGGTCTTCCGAGGGCGCCCAGGCGCAGCAAGTCCAGTCGGCCGGAGGAAGTTGGGGACAACGACTTCACGGAGATTTGATGAGAGACTATGGCCTCTCAAGTCATCAAGCGGCGGGCATCGTCGGAAATCTGCATCATGAGTCCGGAGGATTCCGCCAGATGCAAGAACAAGGACAACGCTCGGGTCGGGGGGGACTTGGTATCGCCCAGTGGACTGGGCCTCGACGCCGTGAATTCGAAAGTCTGGCCGCCCAGCGTGGCCTAAGCACGTCTTCTTATGAAGGCAACTATGCGATGCTTCGTCATGACCTCGACGGGAAGTACAAGAATTCTATTGCGGCAATTCGTCGTACCGGAGATGTGCAAAGCTCTACAAGTTCTTTCATGAATACTTTTGAGCGGCCCGGTGTGCCTCATCTAGATCGGCGTCTTTCGGCCGCCCAACGTTATGCTGGGGGAAGAGGCGGGCAACAAGTAGCCAGCGCCGAGCCCCAACCTACAGCTCGCCGGGGACGGCGAGGAGAAGGGGGTACTCCCCAACAAGTTCAAGCTGACCATTCAGCCAGGGCAGCGCCTCATAATGCTCAAGCTCATGGTCGAGCGGCGGCGGGGCAAGGACAACAAAGACGCCAGCGCCCAGCGAACCAACCACAGGCCGCAAACGTTAGACCAAGAGGACAACACGCCCAGAACGCAACCCCGGATCGGCAAAGAGGCCAAGCGTCAAGACATATAACCCGGCGCCATATGCCCGCTGGGGCCAGCTCAGGCGGGCAATCGCCGAACCAAGGGCACCGGCCATTTACCCCAGGAAGGGGCGGCGGCGGGCAAGCAGCGGCCAGCGGCGACGGCGGAGACCGTGATCACATCGGTTGCCCGGTGCACTCGCCCGAAAACGAGTCGAACCCAATCATGAGCGGATGGGGCGACACGCACCGAGGCCGCCAATATTAAAAGAAGGGTGAGGTTTCCCCCACCCTTCTTCGGCCGTCTTCCCCGTGCCGTGTAACTCGCACTAGAGAGATAGGGGAGAGAGGCATCACATACAAGGGGGAAGAAGCACTCCACGAATTTAGCACGAACCTCAACATTTCGGGGGAGTCATCTCCCTCTAGTACCCCTCTAGCTGCCATGATAATAGTCATGGCCAACCCATGATTGTGCATGTGCTCACAGGCAGAATCTAAGACCGATGCGACAATCTTTTTGCGCCAACCCCTTGACAACTTCATGGCTACATTTATATCTTGGACACCTAAGGCAGTTATCGGTCATGCAAAGGAGAAAATGGAATGACCCAGACTGAGCAACTACGAGCAACGTCTATCGAGGATATCGTCAAGGGCGGCCCGGATGCGATTGCCGAGGCCAAGCGGCTTCTGAATGAGGCCCAGAAGAAGGCCAAGGCAGCGTCCGTTGAGGTTGATTCCGAGATCGACCCGACCCTCGACCTCCTTATCAACAACTTCGGCTACGACCGCTTTTGGAACCGGGCGCTGATGAAGCGCAAGCAGCACAAGCCCGTTTCGACCGGCAAGACCAAAAAGGCCAAGCCTTCCACGGTCGGAGCCGTCGATGCCCTCAAGAATCTGGGCATCAAGGCCGCCTAACATGGCTCTTTGCTAGGCCGAAAGAGAAACCCGGTCGCCTTGGCGGTGTCCGGGTTTCCTTCGTTTTTTTCAGGCGCAAGTAGCCCAACTGGTAGAGGCGTCGGGCTTAAGCCCCGTTCAGTGTGGGTTCGAATCCCACCTTGCGCACCAGCTGCGGGACGCCAAAAATGAAAGAATCAGTCAACCTCTCGGCTTTTACCGAGATAGTTGTTAACTACGCTTGTCGTAGTGGGCAGCTACGTTCTTCGTGCGACGTACTGAATGAGCTTCACGACGCCACCGCTCACCACTTGCCGATGCTATCGGTCTTTGGAGCGGCTAGGCTTCCGCTGAAATCCGGAGACTGGGATTCCCTCAAGTTGGGAAAGTCAGTCTTCATACACGGCAGCGTGTCTAAGGGGCTGTGGGAAGAGTACCAGTCTCTTGCCCACGGAAAGTTCCGTCCAGTTATGTTTTTGGCCGCCTCCAGCATGGCCACATACACATGGACAGAGATTAGGAGAAAGTTCCAGCCGATTGGAGTTGACAATTGGCTGTATGATTTGGCCACCAAACACGGAATTCGAGATGGACTGACTTGCCCAGTAGGCGGCCGATGGGCATTCGTCTTCTGGTCTCGTCAAGAGCTATCCAATATTCTGACCGAACCCATCCGCATTGTACTCTATGCCGCCGCCAGCTTTGCGGCCCTACGTTTGAATCAGCTCGCCGAGGCTGACCCAACCATAACCGAGCAAGTCCAGTTGACAGCGAGAGAACTTGCAATCCTGCGGCTTGCTTCCATGGGCGCCCAGATTCATGAAACTGCCAAAGCCCTCGAAATTGGTGAGGAGACTGTTCGCAGTCACTTGAAAAAGGCGCAGAACAAGCTGGGGGCCAGCAACCGCACTCAAGCAGTTGCCTTGGCCTTACGCAAGTCTCTTATTCCGTAGTCACCGGAGACCGGTAGCGTTCCATAGCTAGCTTCAGCTCGTCCTCGATATACTTCACAAAGTCGTCGGGGCTGAATACTCTTTCTCGCCCCAACTTTTTTTCCTTGATCAGATACCGACGAATCACAAGGGCATCGGGCAAAGGAATTCTGTTTTCCTTATTAACATGGAAAAATGGACTAAGTGGTGTTTCCGAAAAATTCATCCAATCAGGGAAAGTAATGCGTTTGTTTTCTTCCCAACTAAAATTTTCGGCAATGTCTAGCAAAGTCCAAGAGTTAGTGCCATCGGAGAAAATTGGGCAAACCGAGAACCCCCCAAGGTGAGGAGCTACCGTTCTCCACCTTTCTATTTCCGAGCACTTGTCTTGATTCCGCACACCTTTGATGCTTGGAATCAGCATCGGCTTGCCTTGCCACGACAATACATGGTCCTGCCAAAGGTCAACATCAAAAGCAGCAAAAGACGGAATTCGAACCTTTTGCCGAATAATCTCTCGCACCGACCACTCAGCAAACTCCCCGATAGACGGAATAGGTCTGTCTCGAAAACCCCTCATTTCATTCTCCAATAAAAAATTGCGGCGGCTGGCACTTAATAACGCCCGTCCAGCTCTTACCTACGTGAGGGCGGGCTGTTCTCCCTCACCGGCCAATTCGAGAGGCTTATTCGCCTCTCGCTATCTTCTGAAAGAGAGCAACCCGAGCAGCCTCTTCGTCATTAACCGCCGTCACAGGTTGACCATTAGTCGTGTAAGGAGGATCAAACGGAGGCGGGTCAACCTTTTCCCGAGCCGTAACAACTTCCTCAAGAACTTTTTGCTCAAGAACCGGAGAAACGGTTCCCCCACCAACAATGCTTGCCCCAAGGATTTGGGTAATGCGAGACTTCAACTCGTCATAGCTCTTGAAATGCTTCGGAGCAATAACTTCTTGAAGACTATGGCACTGGCGCCACAGAGTCTCAATCTCAGCATCAGTGCCAAGCTTGCTCGGAACCTTCCACTCGGAATCATCGTAGTTACGGAAGTCCTTGACTTTCTTGATATTCAACTTGAGGTTCATTCCCTCCCATGGGTCAAATGGGTTGACCGGAGCGTCATCATCTTCCGGCTCCATCTTTGCCTTGAGCTTGTTGAAGATTTTCACACCATAACGGAAACGCCGGACAGTGCCATTGTTTTCCGGATTGTGTTGGTCCTTGACCACCAGAATATTCGACACAAACTGCATCTTGCGAGCAAGCAGCACTACTGTCGGATGATCCTTGCCAAGCTCCCGATATAAGCGGCTCCAAATCTCTGAAACCGGGTCGGTTTGACCAAGAGTTTCAAGAGAATTCTCGATATAGTACTTGCCGTTATACTTGATGCTATAAGAATAGATTCGCACAAACGGCGGAGCCTTATCGATACCCTTTTTCAGGAACTCTTCGATATCGCTTACTGAGGCGGGGAGAAAACGAATTTCGCAACGAGCGTTGCCGGCTTTGTCGGTATTTGGATACCAGTAGGTATCGTCATCCTTTTCATAAGCCTTCTTCTGCATCTTTTCAAATTCCTTGGCAACATCGGCCAAGGCAGAAGAACCGGACATGTTTTTTAGAGTAGAAAAATCTAGAGCCATTTTAGTATTCCTTTAGAACTTTAAGTTGCTTTCACCCCATTACCTCGGGGCTGATAATATTTAGTGCACCTTACGCCGGCACTCCGGCATAGTCATCCGAAAACTTTTCAATCACCATTTTTCTAAAAACATCCCTCTTGAAATCCAAAAAATTGACTGCCTTGGTAAGACGAAAAGTAGAGTGGTACATTGGGCTCTGACACTCGTCCAAATACTTGAGCCACTTCGGGCCAGCCCCCGTCAGAGCCAAGAGAATGATCACCGTCGTGACATCAATCGAGCCGGACATCCACGTCAACAAAAGGCTGGGCGGATGCTCCCCACAAAGGAAGTTTTTATGGAAAGGGAAGATTAGTCGATTAAGGTCATTCTCAAACGTATGCCGTAAAGCCTCGCTCTTTTGTAGCCATTGGTTATAGCGAAACTTGCTTCGGTCATCCCTGGCATCAAAAGGTTTCCAGTCAGGGTCGGCGAGAATATTAGAAAGCATAAATCCCTTCGGATCTCGCATCTTCCCAATCTTCTCAAGCGAGAAGCGCATGCGCCCTTTCTTGTCGAGCGAATCCACAACCTTGGCTGATACTTTGCCGCCGTATTTGTGGAAGTCGTAATCCGACGTAAAATGGAGTTTCAGAGCTAGATACAGCTCGTAAGTCGCTTTTGGTCCCATCACACGTTATTCAACTTATTCCAGTCTTTTTTGACCTTGACAGAATTTTCCTGGAGCCATTTGGCGTCTCGGCCGGGTTGATTAACCTCCTCGACCTTCCAAAGACCCTCTTCCCCTTTAAGCTCGATTAGAGCGCCAACCCTGGCCCCTCGCTCTTCTATCCAAGCGGTCTGAATCATGTAACCCTGGGAAAACTTACACTGAAAGTACATCATTTAGTCTTTCCAGCTCTTAATAGCACACAGGACCATGTAGAAAAACACTGTGGTGAAAACTATACCAAAAGCGAACCCAGCGCATACCCCAGACAAAAACATAAACCAATCCATAGCACCCAATCTCCACCATTCATACCGGCAACCTTCCTTTTTTCTTTAGGAAGTGTAGAGCCTCGGCATCTTGCTCAATCATCGACGAAATTGAATGCTTCTTCAGGATCTCCCCCAGCTCTTCCTCCGGATACCCTTTCTCCTGGCACCAAAGCAAGGCCGCTTCAAGATAGGATACATCTTTGGCCCAAACAATTTCCTCTAGCTCTTTGGCGATATTATTGGCAAAGGCCAAAACTAGATTAGTGTTCGCTGTATCCGAGATAGCCATCGACTTCCTCAATTAAAGCATCCGAAATAAAAGGTTTCTCTTCCACCAAAGCCAGTTGCTGGAGGAAATCCATACGCACCTTCAGCTTGGCGGAAGGTACAACGGCTTCCTCAAATCGCATCTTATAAACGGCAATCATATCTTCTTTTAGACGCTCTTTACGAGACTTTTTTGGGATGTCTTGGGAAGGTTTCTCGGCGGCGTCGTAAAACTTATTTTCGGCGGAGTCAAATACAATTCCCCCCGATTTGCCGCAGACATGAATAATCTGGTCAAATCCCTCGCTTAATCCCGGAATTTGAAGTTGGTCTCGCATAGACAAAAGAACATTCTCGGGAATTTTTTTATCAATCCTTCTGTCTTGCCTCTTCAAAAGTAAAGAATGGTCGGGTGGTATGAAATAGTAAGCAACTTTCTTATAGGTCCAGTTCGACTTGTCATGAAAAAATGCAAGCTTACTTTTCCGGGACTTCTCAGTAAGATTTGTCTGATCCCAAATTACGTTGTGGCCCCTAGACGCCGAATATTGCGCCATCGCAAAACAAGCCTTGTTGGCGGCGTCGATGAAAATCGGGAAAGCGTCATTATAATCTAACTGATGAAGTTGCCCCATCGCCTCAATATAATCATCCGAAGAAATTACAGGAACACTTCTTAGATAATCAGCCCACATGTGACGGCGAAAGGTCGTCTTCCCCGACAAGGGAAGACCCACAAGCATTCTTAACTCGGGCTGTTTGCTCATAGCTTGATTCCGTGTTTCTTCCAAAAGTAAATCTTTGTCTTTATACGCTTGTATAGGTGCATAAAGTATGCGGCGCCCATCCACAAGACAAACACAATCGCTAGGATGGCACAAACAATTAGGTCGGTAGCATGATGCCATATGAAAGAATCCCAGACCGTCTGGAAAAAGCCGCTCATCACTCCCCCGCCCTAAACTTCCACGGCTTAGCGTGGACCACCCCTCTAATCTTGTCAACTCCTGATTGAGAGTTAAGATGTTTTTTAACTTTCTCAAGTAAGCATTTGGCGTAGTCGGGATTTTCGTCTTCCCAAGTATCAAAAACAACTGCTCGCACCATCTTTGGATACATCTTTTCTGCTAACCCAAAGTTCTTTCGGCCCATTTCATGAGCTTCTTTCGAAGCTTTTTGGATTTGAACCAAAGTAGCATTAAAGCCAATCCGTACTAAGCCAGCATAATTATCAACTCGGTTTTGATCATCGACCGAAAGGAACGGTAGCACGTCATCAAGCTTATCTTCATAGATGAATCGAAGAATGTCTTTCTCCCAAACCAATCCCGAGAGGGCCTTGTGGATTCCCACATACCAAGAGCTTTTGAGCTTGAGCATGTGGCCGTCGAGGAAGCGAATAACCACCCCCTCCATGCCTTCGGCATCCCCCAGAACATTCCAATCGATAGGAGGAATAGAATCCACCACCGGAATCCCATAGTTGGTGGCAACCCTTTTCATTGAATCGTAAGGATAGTAGTATCCCGAGTTAAGGGCTCGCATGCCCGTCAAAATCAATTGGTCCTCGGGATAGTCCACTACGATTCTTTGCTTGCGACTACACCACTCAAAAATGGGAGTGACTTCATCTCCCGGAATATCCAGGCATGCTGTGGCAAAATCGATATACTTTTGATTTTTGGCCACATGCACTTCGGCCTGCATCGCCACTTCGGTAATACCCATCTTGGTAGCCCAGCGGAGATGCTGTCCCTTATCCAAGAAGGGTGTCACCATCGAGCCGTCAAGCTTATCGAGGTAGACATGTTTCCTGGTCCAGTCGATTTTACTTTCGTGCGTCTCTAGACGCTCCCCGACGTTGAAAAACTTGTGGAACGGGCGCCGGACAATCTTTCCCTGCTTATCGAAAATCATACCTCGGCACTCACGCCGGACAGCATCTCCCTCGCCCACTTCCTCAACTTTCGGAAAAGCATCAACAACTGAGACGTAGTTGACCACATCGTAGTTATCTCTTTTGGCCACGATAAAACCTTCGTGGTTTTCTATATGAGGGATAACTTGGTCAATATGGTAGATCATCGGAAACTGATAATTCACGGAACTTCTTTCATGGGTAATTTACAAATAGGACAAAGATGACAAGACCGATAAGACTGGTCTTGATCCTTATATCCGTGGATAGGAATCCAAATGGCTGCGGACCGACTGCGGTCTTCGTGCCTAATAATGCAGCGAAGCCGAATCCAGTGTTTTAATCCTCGTTTTTTCTTGTGCACTTCGCAACATGCCAGACAGTAATTCCAATATCTCTTAAAGCGTTACATACTGATTCTTTATCATCAAGCCACAGCGAAATTTCTAGACCATCCTGGCGCATTTTCTGGGCCATTTCAACCTTGATGATATCATCCACTCGATAATCTTTATCAGGTCGATGATAAATCTTGAAAGGAGCATAATGCCCCGTCAGACCAAAATGACGAAGATTGGCCAAGGTGATATCAAGCTGTTCTTCGGGACGGGCAGTACCAACAACCCACTGGCGCCCGTCATTTACGAGCATGCGGATATAATCAAGGGTTGTCTCGATTGGCGGGCACAAAGGAAGTCCCGCAAAAAATGCTTTCCAATTTCGGGGTTTCGTATGAAGAAACGGCTGAATTTTTAGGACATTCACTAGAGTCCCGTCCATATCAATGACGATGACTTTTCGCATCTCTCTTTCTGCTTTCTAAATATCCAAGTCCCCAATTAACAAACTTCTGAGAGCACGTCAATGACTGATACACTCTGCAAAAAATTGAGTGATTCCCTAACAGATCTTTGGACCGAATGGGCCAAAAACATGACCCTTCTCAAAGAAGAGCCAACGCCCCCAGCTCCCCCCCCGGTCGTACCAGCTAAAGTTGTTCCACCTTGGATGCTAACGGCTATCGAGCTTCAGGGTGTCCACGAAACTCCCGGTGGCGAGAGCAACCCCATCATCATGGGATGGAAAAAAGTTCTTAGTAAAGAAGTGCAAAGAGAATATTATAGTGACGCTGTGCCGTGGTGCGGTCTCTTTGTCGATTACTGCTTGGTTAAGAACGGTTTCCCCGATTGCACTAGTCCGCTGTGGGCTCGTAGTTGGGCGAGATATGGTGTCGCATTGGCCCGGCCGATGTGGGGTACTATCATGACTTTCGTCCGTAACGGTGGGGGTCATGTCGGTTTTCTAGTTGGCGAGGATGACAACTTCTACTATATCCTTGGGGGTAATCAGGGGTTGGGGGGCTCGGTCAACGTCGAGCGCAAGACCAAAAGCCTCTGCATCGGCTGGAGATGGCCTAGCACGGCAGCCGATTGCGTCATGGCTATCCCCCCCAAGGCTTTTGCATCTGTGGCTGTAGTGCCCCCAGAAGTGACGGCACTCGCAAAATGAAAGGTGGCAGGGGTGAAGCCAAAACGTCGAAGCCCAATAAGCGGGGAACTTTTCGATAAGCTGGTAAGAATCGGACAAGACGCAAATCTGTCTTACAAAGAGATAATGGAGCAAATTCCAATCTCTCCCGACCAGATCCGATATGCAATCAAAAAAGGTCAGATTCCTCGAAGGGAATTTGACTACGACAAGATGATACAAAGCAGAGTTTTGGGAGGCCGAAACTCTGCCCTAGTGCGCTGGGGACATTTTTACGACGACTGAAATAAAAAAACCCCGGAAAGGAGAGGAGACTTCCCTTCCGGGGCTATCCGCCCGTGTGCACTCTCCGTTGATAACTGGTTTGTGGATGGCTTCAGGTTGATCAGACCCTACTGCTTCCTTCCACCTAACAGTCAGAGAAACGGTTGGGCGAATCCGTTATCCTGCAATCAGCATGGCGATGACCGTGCCAAGGCACGCCCCCAAAAAAATCCAAAGAACGGTATCAATTTCCATCACTTACATTCCTTTTGACCAATTGCGCCGTTCAAGTTCTTTTGCTCGCATTTCTGATGGTGCGATGATGTGCCGTGGCACCACCAACACCACCAAGGCCGATAGCCTACGGACGGGGCGGCGGGGGACGAATGAGCGGACTCTTGTGCATGGGGAGACGGCGTGGGATGCGCCCCTTCCCCCGTGTGGGCGCCTGTCCCTGTTCCATGCGAGCTTCCATGTGCTCCGGCATGGCCGCCTCCACCGTGACCTCCACCGCCCTTTGCGGATGCGGGTGTTGGGGACGATAACGCAAGTATCGCAAATAATAAAACAAGTCGGCGCACATTATCCTCGCAACACCTTCACGGGCTTGATGATTTCTACCTTAGTAACCTCTTCCCGGTAGAAAGACAAGACCAAAAGAACGGCCCAGAAAATAAAAGTCCAAGCCAAGAAAATATTGGCCACGATAATCATCCCCTTTTGCTCATGGCCACGGATGACAGCGACGATAGACGGGAGCATATAGAGAATCAGAAAGCCCCCGATTAGGATAAAAGCGTCCATTGGTTTCCTCCTTTGGATGTGGGGGGACAGGGTTGGTTCCTGTCCCCCCCCCAGCGGCGGGGTTGGTTCCCGTTCTCCGCTGTTTACGCTGCTACCAGAAGACCCGGTGACTTGGCCGCTGCATCGACGGCTAGCTTGAGCGCCTTCCGCTTCAGCTCAGCCTTGCCAATCATGGCCTGGCGGGCCTGCGAAGCCGGGTTGGATTGGAGCAACAGGTGATCAACGGTATAAGTCACAGCGTTGAAAGCCTGATACCAAGAACCTTCCCGAACCTCGGCGCCGGGCTGCGTCTCCATGGCGTTGACCACCTTGCCAAGGATACGACCGGGCTCGTCGCCCTTCGGCGGAAACAGGGCCTCAAAGTACTCCTTGATGGCCTTGCCCGTGGTCAACTTCTTGGAACCGATGAACTCGATCTTCTCCTTGAAGCCAATCCACTCCGCCGCAATCTGCTCGATCTGCTCGCTGACGGCCTTCTCGTCAAACTCAGCCCGATGGGTAAGCCGGATCTGGAGCGAGGCGTCGGCAGCATGGAAGCTGTTCTTGCACCAGATGCGGATGTTGGAAAAACCACCGCCCCAAGTCGTGCCATACTTCTGTTGGTTCGTGACCGTCAGAAGAGGAAGGTAGAAGTCATCCCGGAAAACCTCAAAATCGCCCGGAAGCTTGGCCTGAAACCAACCAATCTGGCCGTGGTTGTCCGAGCCGTCAAAAGCGCCGGCTGCGTGCGGAATCAAGCCGAACTTCTCGACAACCTGCTCGGTCCACTCGGCAAGTTGCTCCGGCTGGAAAAGATTCCAATCGGCGGAGATGCCATCGAACTCAGTCTTGGCGCCGGCCACCTTGAGGGTGTGGTTGCGGTTAATTTTGGACGGGACGAAAGTACCATCGTCATCCAAGTAGCCAAGGCGGCGCTTCTCTACTCGATAAAGAAGGCCAGCTTCCCGGAACATGTCCAGGACAGACTTGTCGCCATGGGCGCCAGTCTTCCAATCGTAGTTTTCAATGTGAGAGTACATGGGTGTCTCCTTTCGGTTTCGATAATAGGAATGTAATCGAGTGACCGATTTCTGTCAAGACGGCCCGAAAAAGAATTTAAGAGATTGGGCGATTGGTTAAAAATTAACCTTTCGAACAACCACCCTTGGGAAGTCGCCCATAGATTTCTCATATGGGGGGGGCTCTACCAAAAGCTTAGGAGATCCACACCCGGTTAGGAGAAGAAAGTGAAGGAAGCTAGGGATTCAAAAGGTAGACGCCGACCACTCTTGAACCCCCACGACAAAGCCTTGGCCTATGCCATGACCGAACTGGCCAAAGGAATGACCGAATGCGGAAGAAAATGGCTCTTGGACAACTGTTGCCTTGATATTCTGCAACAGGAAAAGCCAGACAAGAAAGGGGGGCCTTGAGCCCCCATTTTTGTCCCAAGGGTTAATTTTAACCAAATGTAATAATGTCACATTGATACGATGATACGCCATACCCACGTCTTACTCAACTGGAGATCCAAAAATGGTAGAATCCCGAGACTCGACAGGTCGCCGACGCCTCATTCTTAACCCTCTTAGCCCCCACGACAGAGCCATCGCTTACGCCATGGCCGAACTCGTCAAAAATATGACTGAAGACGGAAGAGTTTGGCTAGCAAGTAATGGCCAATCACCAAGACTTGATGATCATAAGCCGGCCCTCAACGGCCACGACACCACCGAATGAAAAAAGGGGGCAAAGCCCCCCGATTTCATACCAGATAGTGCTTCCGACGCCAGCCCAGCACAGTGCAAGCGTCGTTATGTTGATCAAGATACTTGGCCTCAGCTTCGGGCCGGTCCCGATTGGCCTGGGCAGCAAGGCCGGCATCCTTGACAATCCAAAGTAGCTCGGCATTGCTTCGGTCCCAATAGCCTTCGTTCTGGAGTCGGGGGCGCTTTGGGGTGGTTGGGGTCATAGCCTTCACAACCTCTTGATTGCGGCGCTGGCGGCGAGTTAGCATGACGTGACAGCAATCACAACGGGGTCACGTTGAAGGGTTCGCACCACCTTCTCGGCAGCTGCCTTGGTGCGGTAGCCTTGGCGATTGTTGGCACGGGTATTGAAGCCCGCAAAGCCAATCTTGATGTACCAAGCCTCTAGGCCGCAGCGGCCCCGCTTCATCTCGACGCACTCGGCTTCGTGAGTCTGGGTGAAGTTGTTGAAGTACATGGCCGGTCTCCTCTTTGTTGGCACCTGAAATATAAGAATTGGATTTCGACCAGTCAATTCACAACTTCGTGATACTCCTCTTGACGCTCTTCAAGATCTCGCCGGCCGGGGGATAGTAAGCCCGAGTCGTCTCCAAGATCCCGATGTAGGTGTTGAGAGTGACCACATCATACAAGTAAGCCTGAGACGTGGCGTTTACCAACGCATGGGCAGTCGGGGTGCCGGGGCCTTCGCTGAAGCTCCCGAAAGCCTCGTGGAACTGATACTTCAGGTTCATGGCGTGTCTCCTTTTGCCTGCCTGAAATATAAGAATTGGATTTCGGGCCGTCAACAAAAAAAGGGAGCCAAGCGGCCCCCTTTCCAATCACATGTTCGTGAACTCACGGCCAATAAAGTAAGATAGCGTCCATCATAGAGGATGATACTCCCCTTGCCAGTCATACCAAAGGATTGCCATGTGCTCGGGCACATACTTGTAAGTGCCGTCGTCAAAGACGACAACCATCTCACAAATACCAGAAACACCAAACATATGCTTTTCTCCTACTTGCACAAGCTGTTGTCGGCCTCGCCCGTCCAATCGGTTGCGCCATAGGCGTTATACAACTCCACCGCCTTGTGCACCGTGCGAAGCGAGAACTCGACCAGCTTCTTGTCCTTGGCCTTTCTCTCAAGATAGCTCCAGATGCTGTGGACAGCCAAGGGCCGGAAGGCGTCATCCGGGAGCAACTTGTTCATGATGATAAGTGCTCGGCTCCGGATAACAACAAGCTTCTCTCGCTCGCTGCGCACCGTCAGGTCGATAGTGTGGCATCTGGATCGCAAGGCTTCAAGGTGTGGGGAGATTGAGGTACCTTTCTCTATCACTTCATGGATAGGGATGTTGGATAGGAAGATAGCTTGCCCGTTGAAGACAAAGTTGCGGGGCAACTGCTCGCCATCCTTGTCCGTGGCCCGAATCTCTTTCTCCCAAGAGATTAGGCGACGCTCGGTTGTGTCCAGGGCGGATTTCAAGAGGCCGATGATGTCTCGATCTCCAAAGACCACATCGCTATCGTCGATAAGCAGCGTGTTGCCGTCTCGCATCTCAAAAAGCGCCCGGTAAAGACCGATGGCCGAAACTCCGCCCTTTATCCACTTCCAATGAAGGTCGAGGCCGTTGTGCTCGAATTCTTGATACTTCCTTTGCAAGGCCGTCATGGCAATGTAGGTCTTGCCAAAGCCGCCGTTGCCGAAGACCGACAAAGCCCGTAGTTTCTGGTCAACGACGGACTGCACCATCCTTTCATAGGAGGTAAGCTTTTTACCCCAACGAACCGTGATTTCTTCGTCGGTCTCGACCGGAAGAACTTCGGCACTGTCGATGTTGACAACTGCCTTGCCACCAAGGGCATCCCGAAGGGCCGCCTTCACGGTCTCAAGATTGTGTCGGTAGTTGGGTTGAAAGCCCGGTAAGTCGTTTGGATGATTAATGAGATGCTTAAGAAGCCTCTCCTTAACCACTTCACGGGGGGCGCCGCTGCGAAGCGTAGGAAGTCCCCGCTTTTGCAGCCAATAGGTCTGGATGCCAGTAAGGTCCATGATGTGTGTCTCCCAACACTTGTGTTAAGGAGAAGATACCAAGTCCCAAGAGAGAATTCAAGAATTATTTTTAGAGTCGGCTGTCAACTTTTCGTGAGAAGTCTTAAGAAACTTGGTGTACCGTTTGTACAACCCAACCTCTCGGCCAAATGCCTCTATCTCCCACGGCAACTCGTAATAATCTCTCTTGGTCTCGTTAACCGTAGATCTCTTCCACTTGGTAAATGTCTGCCCCTTGCGGGTGTCCGAAACCCCAAGCTCATTTTGGGCAAACTGCTTAACGTGCACAAGTTCGTGAGCAAGGGCTTGAAGTTGCTTGTGTCGAGAGAGTCGGTTGTTAAGTTGTATACAGAACGACTTGGGGTTTCGGCCTTGTTGGTGGCCCCGCATAGTATAAGTCTGCCCATGCATTTTCCATGGCATGGGCTTAAAATAGACTACAATGCGAATCAGCTTTCGAGAGCGTTTACTAGGTACCAAGAGAGAGTAGAAAAACCCTACCGCCTCGATAACCTCTTTCCGACTAAGCTTAGTACTCTTGCCTCGGGCGGAAAGATCCATCGCTCACCCCAAAGGAGCGACGGCGTTCCTCACAAAAATATTTTTCACCAGAGGTTCATACTTGGAAATGGGTTCTTCCCAAATATACGGAAGGGGCTGGTCATCAGCAAGCATCAAGATAACAACTTGATCAATGACCGGGACACCTAGGCGCTCGTTAAGCATGAGGCCATAAACTGCTGTCTGGACAAAATAGTGAACGTAATCTTCACGTTTTCGACATCGCCGGGCAGTCTTAAGGTCTACTATGCTATTCTTATTTTTCCAAACTCCGGCAAGGTCTATCGTGCCGGCCGTCTTATAATGACTCGAATAGACCCCGAATTCCGAGCCCATTACGCATTCTAGACAACTATCAAGCCAAGGCTTGATTCGCAGAAAATTTTCGAGGGCACTGGGCATGCAAGAGGTCGCCCAGTCGTCCTTATTCATAATATAGTCTTCTAAGAGTTTGTGAAGTTGGGTGCCCCTGTTCTTAGCCTGCGTACTGATTTTGGCGGCTTTCTCATAGCCTATGGACTTCCGCCACTCATCTAACCACTCATCCCCCTTGACCTTGGCTAGGACAGTGGTGACACTCGGGAAGTAACCGTCCGGGGTTTGATAGTGTCTTCCGGATGGATTCTCATCGTCTCGGACGATTTCGTATTTTTTTAAGAGGCTATGCTCAAAATAATGACGACCCATACGACACAGGTTTAGAAGGCGATTCTTGGGCCTTCAACCTCTCCCTTTCCTCTCGCTCTTCGGCCAAGGTTGCTAGGAGGAATTCCTTGACAAATCCCGACCTTACAATATCCTGCACTGCAAAATCTACATGACTAAACGACTTCATCCGCTCCGTAATATTTAAGAGTTTCCACACGTCCCGACTGTTATTAGTAAGGTCATTTTGCCTACGATCCCCGCAGATAATCAAGCGGCAATTTTTACCCAGGCGAGTAATAACCGAACTTGCTTCGTGAAAAGTCATGTTCTGGATTTCATCAACAATCACGATACTGTCTGTCAGAGTGATTCCTCGCACATAGCTTGTGCTCATGAACTCGACGATAAACTTGGATTTAAGGACTTGATAAGCGTCGGCCCGGCCAAACAGCTCGCCAATCATGGCTTTGTAGGGAGCCTCGTACTCGGCTGCCTTGTCCTTAACACTACCGGGAAGGAAGCCCATATCTCGGCTTGGCACAGACGAGCGCACAATCACAAGCTTTTTGGGACCGCCGTGGTCATTAAAAATTTGGTCTAGAGCGAGAAAGCAAGCCAGAAAACTCTTGCCGGTCCCGGCCATGCCATGAAGAAATAAATTTTGACCGTCTTGATATTCGTCGAAGGTGAAAGATTGATTCCTTGTTAAAGGCTTTATCGAGCGAAGAGTGAGCGAAGTTTTTGGAAGGGCCTCAGTATTTTCTTTTTGGCGACGGCTCTTCCGGATCTCTCTCTTGTGAATCAGAATAGCTCCTAGTTTATATTACTCCGTCACGGTACGAACATGTCGCTTTTCGGATTAGCCTTTTTAATGGCTTTCAGCTTAGACCTAAAATCCGTGTCAACCGTTCGTTTATGACCAAATGTATTGATGCCACTGACAATCATGGGGGCACCAGTTACAAGTTGCTCGACGTTAGGATTTTTTTCAAGGAACTCTGTACGGGAAGAAATGGACATAGTTTCGGTCCATTCCTTACCCGTATTTTTGTCGAGGAAAGTGTAAGTCGGCATTACTTTACCGCAACCTTTTCAGGGTCAAGAACCCACTGGCTTTGCATTGCTGTCACAAACTGCGCAATAAAAGCAGCGGTGCGGGAATCAAGGCTGGGGTTTCTTTGAAAGAATGTGTGGAAAGTAGAGCCGTCAAAAACAAGCTGGACAACCTGCACGTCTCCGTTTTCCAGGGAAATATTCACGGTGTAAAGGCTCGCCCCGGTTGGGGCCTTGCTCTGCACAACCTCATACTTGAGATCCTTGCCGAATACCGCATCTCCGGCGTCGTGAAGAGCGCCGTCAACAGCGTCAACCCAACCTGCAACAAGAGAGCCAAAATCCGGAACTTCAATCCAAGGCATCTTTTTCTTTACTCCGTTTCCACGTACCCGTTATTGTTATAAGCCAAATCTTGACCCGATTCGTCTTTCCACCTCTTTTGATGCTTGCGTCGTCGCCTCTCGTCTCGACGCTCATCAACTTCCCGGTCATCATAATCCCGGCGCCGGTGCCGGTCATTTCTAGACTTACCCATTACACAGAGCCCGGAATAGCCTCATTAACAAGTTTGGCCGTAATGGTCTTAAACGGCCACTTCTTATCTTTTATGGCAATAACCAAACCTGCTTCCTCTGCCGACATAATCTTAATCATATTTACAAAAAGCTGTTCCCTACGCTTAGGCTTAAGAGTGGGATGGCCCCCTTCGACGAAGAGATACAGACGACGGGCATCCACCCGAAGTACGTCCGGCTCAATCGTCTCCTCTCGCCGCTCGATAGGCGGGGCGCCAGCGGGCAAAGCCCACTTAACGCTAGGGTCCAGGGCATACTTGAGCACGGCAGCCAAAGCCGGGCTCCAGTTCTCTCTCAGGGCTTGAATCTTGGCCGGTCCGGTAAGTTCATCGACCGCCTTTAGAATCTCATGAATTGTTAGTCTTTGTTTTCTGCTCATGGTAGAAATTCAGCTGTAGCTTTCCCGTTGATGTTAATTTCGATTTTGATATTATCCTTGGCCGGGTCGAAAATTTCCTCGGCAATGGATTGGATAGGATGATACTCCCCCCAATTCTTTAGCATCAGGCTTTTGATGGATTCATGAATCATCGTGAAGTCTGGGATAAAAGACTTATCATCACTTTTTACGCCGGCTATCCTAAGCTGGTCAAAAATTAAAGGGCCAAGGAAATCAAGAATTTCCTCAACGTATTCTTCAACCATTAAACCAACAACAGCTTCAGCATCTTCCTTTGTTTTTGGATGGCCTTTGTGAGTCCGGGGAAAAGCTACAACCTTGTTCTCGTCGGCCACAAAAGCCTCCTTAGGCAATCTTTGCATGTATTTATTTTCTGAGCTTAGACTGCAACCGGGGCCGGAATATTTGGGTCGGGGTCATAACCAAAAAGCCCGATATCATCCGGAGTAAATGCGAAAATGTCCTTTTTGTCCTGATTTAGAAGAAGTGTCGGCAAAGACTTTGGATTTCGGGCAAGCTGTAAAATAGCTTGTTTGACATGGTTCTTGTAAAGGTGGAGGTCCCCGAAACTGTGTACAAACTCTCCAACCTCGTAGTCGCATACGTGCGCCAGAAGGTATGTAAGGAGCGCATAGGAAGCAATGTTAAAAGGTACTCCCAAGAACACATCGGCTGAGCGTTGGTATAGATGAAGAGATAGCCGGGCCTTAGGTTCTTCCATTCCAACTTCGTGGAAATTTCCGGGATACTGAGGAGGTTCCACGTAGCACTGAAAGAGACAGTGACATGGGGCGAGGGCCATACTTGGAAGCTCGGCAACATTCCAGGATGATACCACGTGTCGGCGGGAATCTGGATTGTTTTTGAGACCATCTACCAACTCTTTAATCTGATCAATGCCACGGTGCCAATATTTTTCAGAATCTCCAAGTCCCCATGTCCGCCACTGTTGGCCATAGATCGGCCCAAGGTCGCCTTTCTTATCAGCCCACTCATCCCAAATCGAAACCCCATACTTCTCTTTCAGATGGGCGGCATTCGTGGACCCCTCAAGAAACCAAAGAAGCTCACCAACCACCGATTTCCAGTGCACCTTCTTAGTGGTAACAAGAGGGAACCCTTTGGACAGGTCAAACCGAATCTGTCTCCCGAACACTGAGTAAGTGCCGGTTCCCGTGCGGTCGGATTTCTCGACGCCATGAAGGCAATCGGTAAGGAGATTCAGGTATTCTTTCACTTGCTTCCCCTCGACATCGGAAGTTCCATAGCAGCCTCAAGCTCCTTCTGCAAGAGAGCCAACGCCCGCCATGCTACCTTAGCCGAGTGCCGAATGCCATCGGTATCTATCGCTCCCCGCTCAAGAAAATGGCGGATAAGAGCATCCGCCTCGTCTCCCGACAACGCTCGATTCCAAAACATTGGTTGGCCAGGATTGTGTTTTTGGCTTCCAAAGTAAGACAGCTCGGCAACCGCTGCTAGAGCGTCCGGAAAGTAATCCAGGCAGCCTGAAGCCACCGGGATTTCTTTGCGCTTATCGCTATCAGTCGTTAACGTCACGCCCGAAAACCAGACTCATGTGGATTGCTGGTATCAAAGACAAATTCCACGCTGTCCTTTGGCATCTCTCTCGGCAGCTTCTTGACATTTTCAAGGAAAGACTTCCACTGGTACTTTCTGATTTCCCAGTTATAGAAAGTGTCAGAATAAGCCGATTGATTCTCGGCCCGTCGATAAAGGTTCATCTTATCATTGTTGAAATGATTATCAACTGCTGTGGCAAGCATCGAATAGATAGTGACCGCATGCTGATTTGGATTTTCATGCATATTATACATGAGAGTCCAATTTGCTGCCGTCTCCGGCAACGCCGCAAAGTTGGGGTGGACGCACAAGCAACCGGCGCTCATGGCCTCCATAAGACTGATACAACTGGTCTCGGGCCAGATGCTTGGGTAGGCAAAACAATGCGCCTTCGTGCGAAGAGCTTCCCTCACCACATCGTTGTGTACCGAACCATGATAAGCCATGGCCGGATGCTCCGAAATAGTTTTGAAAATGTGCTTATACGGCTCGTCTCTTTGTGCCCATCCATAGACACCAAAAGAGGAGTATACGTCAAGATGAACCTTATCGGGGAAATTCTGAGAAAGCCTCTCCATCACTGGCACAAGGATCTCAAGACCCCGGTGCGGCGTTGTGTGATAGATGATATTGAAAGTTGTAGAACCTTGCTTATAAGCAATATCCGGAACAATCGGCTTGATGGCATTCTGCACCACTACCGTCTTGCTAGGCGGAATTTGATACATCTGAAGAAACTGGTCTTTTTGCCAGTTGCTTACAAAAGCAATTGCATGGAACTTCTTCCATCCACCATTCTTTAGATGGGCATTGCACGGATCTGAAGCAAGGTCATGAACCCAAAGAATTCGCCACTTGTCGTCGGCAAGCTTACCGTCCTCGGGCAACCGGCCCAGAATAATTTGGAAGTCTTGAAGAACTTCTTCCCCAAGAAATTCTCCCAACCAATGCCGTTGAAGCTCTGTACCCCCCCAAGCATTCTTGGTCATTTCAGTGCGCCAAGACGGAAGAGCATCTTTTACAGACGGGGCGGCCCCTAGAATTTTTTGGGCCGCTGAAATTTCTTCATCAGTAATAACATTGTTGGTGATAACAGCTTCCTCAGTCATTTTATCTTTCTCTAAATTATAAAAATTGGCCGGGCGGGGAACCTTGGGAGCCCCATTTTCCCCCGTAATTGGGGGATGTCCTTTCCACATTTAGACGACCGCCCGTCTAAGAAACTGGCGAGGGCAGTAGGATTTCCACCTACATCTCCCGACGCCTAGTGGTCGGGCGCTCTATGACAGTTGAGCTACATCCCCCTCAAGATAGGGGTGGTTCGCCCCCCATCTCTATCCGCAGATTTCCCCCCACGGCGGGGCAAGTTGACCCAAAAATTCTGGGCGGCGAGTGAGCTTCGAACCCATCTGCCAAATCGGGGAACCTTACCCGACCAACTCAATCCGAATCAGACGCTCCATACGGAACGACCGATATCCTGCTGCCGAAACATCCCAGAGAGTAACGAGATTCCGGGTTGCCTCATTCGGGTACTCCATCATCGGAGCCACCCGTTGGTTGAGAGTTCCAAACATACGGCGGAACTGCCCATCCTCTCGACGGAAATTAATCTTGCACAGACCCTTGTTTAGGAGAGCAATAACCGAACGCTTGTTGAGCGCCGAATCAGTCTCACTCGCATGGGCTTCCGTGGCAATCCGTCGAGCTATCGTCTTTCTTCTCATCCTTTCTACCACCATCCATTGTATCCAAGTACTTCATCAGGTCGTCATATGACCCCAAGATTTTCCGGGGTGCTTCCGGGTCACTCTGCATCAAAACAATAGGCACCATTCTCTGATCTGGAAAATTCTTTTTTACTTGGTCGAGGTTTATATCCTTTCCTATCTGCATTTCCTTATAAACAAAACCCGAATTATTCAAAGCCAGTTTTGCTTTCATACACCAAGGGCAATTGATCTTGGTTATGATAGTGAACACTGGCTTTCCCATCGATTAGCTCCTGAAACGTTAAGTTTTTGTATTCCCGTATCAGGTGCACGCCGTACTCTGTCGGGCTCTCCTTATCGGTATAATGGGCCTTGGTTTGGGCGTCAAGCAGGCTTTTTATTACTTCAGAACTTTTGAAAGTTGCCACTGCATACTCGGGAAACCTCGAAAGATTCTCGGCCGCATGCATTTGCGCAACACGATACCCATCCTTAGTTTCTAGGATATACGTGCCGTTATCGATGCTCATTGGGTGCCCTCTTTGGTGCTTAAAAACACCATAACAGGGCGTTTTGGACGATAAAAGCGCCAAATAGCTAGAGACGTTTTTTTAGCTCTTTGGCCACTTCTTCTATGTGGACGGGAGTATAATCATCTAGTTGTTCCACCGAAATATTGTAGAACAGCTCGTCGGGAGTCCCCGCAAAAAGAACCGTGTGTCCATGAGTGTGCCCATGGACATTAAACTGAAACTTACGGAGAGGGTCGCCCCCCCTAAGCATGTTTACCGGGCGATGTGTTTGGAGAAACCGAAGGCCAGCGACATGGTGCTCTTGCTCGCCCCACAGCCGGCTCTCTCGGATTTTCTTGAAGCCAGGAGTGCGCTGCTGAATCTTGCGAAAACCCCAGTGGATAATCATCTTGCGCAAGCGAGGGTCATCATCTGGGACATACTTACCATCGGCATCAACAATGTACTCAGTAACTTCGCCGTTGACATAATGCTGGAAATCTTCGTCGTGATTTCCCACGATAAGATTGATCACCCCATTTAGGTGACGCTTGGCTGAAAAAGAACCAAAGTCGCCGCCGTGCCAAACATGGTCCTCGGGCTTGACAACCGAATTCCACTTCTCTGTGAGGTATTGATTGTGCTCGTGGATATCACAAAATGGCCGCCAACCGCCATCACCGTCTTGGCGGCGGCGAATATGAATCCCGTCTTTATTCACAAACCTGATAATATTTTTGTGGCCAAAGTGCGTATCCGAGATAAGCCAGATGTTTCTACTCATAAATCTCGTCCAAAACGTAAACCCCATATCCACAGCGACGGATATCAAGCATGTAGTTATCGTTTATCCTTTGGATCGTGGCATGAGTGTTTTTTATGCCAAGTTCCTTTGTAAGCTTTAGAACATCAATCTTGACCCCGAGATTATTGACAAATAGGTGCCAAACTTGATATGTCACCGTCCCCTCACAGGGGGAACCTCTTTTGACACAACGCCTTCCTCTAGCACCCGCCATTTTTATCGTCCCCGATTAGTTGTGTTCTGGATAGCATCTGCTACCCTTTTCATTCCAACTTCTTTCTTAAGCATGCTCTCAAGCTTTGCCACAGCTTTTGGGGCAGCCCCTGCCATTCCAAGAGCCGGATTTGCAACGATTGAGTCCTTCAAATGCTTGATAGCATATATCAGGGCTTCAACCTCAGTCATTTTCTCTCCCCATTTTCTGTGACGTACTCTAGCCGGGCCTGTTCTTCATCCCCGGAGCTATCAAATTCAATTCCCTTAGACACTCCGGGAAATTCCATGTGCATACGAGTTACCATGGACGCAACTTCGGCTTTAGCCGACTCCAGAAGATTGTCCTTATGCTCAGTCAACATGTTAGCGATATGCTCCATGTTAGACGGACCATTATCTACTGGCTGAGTAAACAAACTACGCACTTCGGCCAGCTTCTTTTTGGAGATAGTTTTTTCTTTAAGAAGCTCGTCCAAGGCGCCCACGGCTCTTTTTAACTGCGCTTGCATCTCGGCCGTCTTACGGCGTATGTCAGCTTCCCGGCGCTCGTTAAAAGATTCATCCTCGATATATGGATGCCTCTTGATCTTGCCGTCCTTAGCATACTCGACCGTGCAAGGCACGCCCGAACCGACATTCAGGGTTGACACGAAGGATGCCCACTGAGCCTCGGACAGCGCCACTTCGGCGATGCATGCCTCAAGACGGTTCGATGCCATGAAGGTCGAATGAGTGTGGGAAACCCGCTCCCGAGCGTAGTTAATGCGAATCGTGATGTAGCCATGGTGCTTCAAGGACGAACCCGCTAGGGTAACTCGCCCTGAGCATCGGCTGGCACCAATGACACCAAAAGAAGGATGATCACGAACAAAGTCGCCGAACTCATCCTTGGATTCTACAACTTTAACGGTTTCGGGTTTCATCGTGAGTGCACTAGAGTTGGCCTCGAATAACGATGGGGGCGGGGCTTCTCACTTTCAAGACACGCCCACCAAACCCCAACAAAAAAGCCGAAGAAGAAGTACGGCATGATAGTCCTACCTCACACAGCTATCTTAAGCCTTTGGAGCCATTCCACCTTGGTCTCGGGAAGGACAGGACTCCAGTGCCGCCCATTCCATGCCACCCCCCCTTCAAGAGAGTTGGTGTCTAGAAGTAAGGGGTCCGACTTGCAAGTGCAAGTCGCCACCAACATTATCCTTTCCAGAGCTTGGTGAAGATGCTGATAGGTCTCGCATCCCGGCGTCTGGTTTGGCCCTTGGAAGTCGTGAACAACAACGTACATGTTACCATCCTAGCATTTGGAGAATCGTGCCTACCATGAAACACACCGCCCCCGCAAGGAAAATCCACTGATGCATCATGATTCGTCTTTGTTGGGCCATTCGGGGTCTCGGGGAGACAAGTATGTACCTTCTGTATACTTCACAAAATAATCCACGGCCTTGCGAATGCAAGACCAGTGATACCAAAAATCACCAGAACGACTTCCCCACTTTCCAGGATTACCAGCAAGGTCATCGATAGGTTTTAGACAACATTCACAGATCTTGCCATGGCCAAAATTCCGAGAGCCGCCAAGATATTCAGATATCGCATTCAAATCCGGCATCTTCAATTTCCTTACGAAGATTATCGGCCTCTCGGGACAGGCTATGAAAATGTGAATGCAAAAAATTCTTCACTTCCAAACTGAAATGATTGAAAGTGTACTCGTCGTCGCCTTGTCGATATACAAGGCGAGAGCCCCGTTTTCCGTGGACACCTTGAAACTCAAAAATTTGCTGCCGAAGACTGAGGTAACGTTGGACAACTTCCGAAATTTTGGCAATCTCAGAAGTTTTTATTTTTGCCGCTGACAAGGCACCACCCTCTTTTCACCATTGACATCCCTAACCTCAAGCCAGCAGTCGCCCGCAAAGTCATAATAACGCCTTCCCTCAAGATAGTACCCCAGTTGGTTAGCGACAATCCAAGTAGAGCCCACCTGCATAGTGTGCGTGTAATGCGTGTGTCCGTGAACCCATGCGGCAATCTGTGGCCGGTCAAGAATCCACTCCTCTAGGGAAGTATAGTACGCACTATTTAACCCCCTTCCGGCCCTAAACTGAGGAGCTGAGCCGTAGTTAGTCGGCGAATGATGCGTGACCAGAACTGTCACCCCATCCCACTCTTTTGCGAGATTTTCCTCCAAAAATTCCATGGATACCTTATGACGGCGAATGGTATAGTCCGGCCGAATCGGGCGAAAGTCAAGACCGCTCTTTATGTAATGGTAATCATTCATCCCAGATCCACAAGTTTGGATAGCAATGGGGTTAGCTCCATCCATGTCCGTCCAAAGGGTTGCGCACAGAAAACGCACCCCCTCAAAAATCACAACTTCATTTTCCACAAAAGAAATCTGGGGCCACTGAGACCACCACTCTTTCAAAGAATCATAAGTTTCTTCATATCGATAATGATAGTGCTCATGATTGCCCATAATCATGATAACTTTTCGATACTGAGGAAAAATTTGCTTGGCAAACCTCTTCACCGATGACTTCTTTTTGCGGGCTTCGGGGTCGGTACGGTGAGGAAGAATATAAGCAGCCGGAATAATATCTCCAGCCAAGACAAGAACATCTCCCGGTTCAAACCCCTTGGCTGTACCAGAATCCTTGTTCCATCCATTTATCTCAAGATGCAAATCACTGACATAGACAATCTTTAGAGGCGGGTCATCCTCCTTCATCGGGTTATTTCCGTCGCCTTGTCCCTGGCCGAATACACCCCCCGACCCGAAATTTTCTCCCATCTGGCATAGTATAGAATTGTCTAGTAACATCTTTTTTCTTTTTAGAGAGAGTAAACCAACCGCAAATCTTTTTCCAAGTCTTCTTTAACATGGTCATAGTCGGGATAGTGTCGCTCCTGATAAATTTTTAACCACTCGTAAGCTTCGTTAGAAGCCTTCTTCCATTCGGGGAAAAATTTTCTATACCAAGAATATTTCTCAAGATTCTTGGCAATATCTGAATCCGTCTCCGGATTATAGTTTTTCAGATAGTCCAAGGCTTTCTTAAGGTCATAGTCATGACCATCATTTGTCTCGAACTTTGCCTTGATAAAGGCCCCAGCTATAGCATCCCCCGCATGCTTGTTGAGACCCCTGATAGTGTTTATGCCCAGGAATCTCTCGGTTCGACACTTGATGCAAGAGGCAGCTATACAAACACAATCGCCCAGATGGGAGCCCATCAAAGAATTACGAAAAGCCGGAACAAGGTCGTCAGCCCTTGCAATAACCGAAAAGACATTTTCTATGGCGTCTTCAATCTTATTATTGTCCTCGACCGCCAACTCTATGTCCCCAAGGACGTACTTCAATTCATCTACCCGAAGTTGTGCCTTCACAAGAAGTTCCTCTTGCGGAGTATCAAGCTCAACCTCGGTTTCAAGAGGATTTTTAGCCCAGTGAATCTTCATCTAGCCCATTTACTCCAGAGTGTCTCGATACCTTCTTTGGTAAAGGTTATCGGAGTTGGGGCCGGGCCTGTACCCGACACGTAATTGACGATTTCCTGGTTTAGCTCATTTCGAACTTCCTCGACCATGAGATCCCACAACTCGGCATGGGCTCTCTTGAGCCGGCGCTTTTCTTTACACCGCCGCCGTCTTGCTGCTCGCCTCACTTGACAACTCCTAAGACAGACTTGCCACAGCGTTCGAAGAGCCTATTGATGGCCCAGATTTTTTCTCCCTTGGTCTTAGGAAGCCATCCAACTTGCCCTTGGGGACCGGGAGAAGTCAAGAAAGGCTGGCCACCCCTCCCGCAAACAACGCAATTCCAATCCCAGCTTTCTTGGCAGTAGTAGCCATCACATTTTGGGTTGGTGCACTTCTTTGGCTCGTACTTCATGACAAGTCCCACACAGTCACAACGCTGTCCCGAAAGTTCTCCTCAATAATGGCGGCTACAATGACCCAGGAGCCCCCACCAAGCCCGGCGCCAATCCGGGGGATAGAGAGTCGGGCGGTTCCAATCTTCTTGCGCACAGCCCGGAATGCGTCATCTAGGGCATCATATGACAAGTATCTCTTGCCGTCCCGCCCATAGCCCCTTTGAGTAATAAGGTTAAGGATGCGATAAGGGGCGTCTCGTTGGGAATACTCATATACCGCCCCAAGCGGCAAACCGTCGCCCCGCCCATGAAAGCCAACTTCCCACTTATACGTCTCTTTGAACTTCTCCGCCACCCAAGGATACCGCCTCGCAATTTGCAAGGCGACGCCAGCTCCCATGCGGGCCGAAGAATTGCATCCGTGAGCGATATATGGGTCCGACGTGTCGAGAAGATTTCCAGTCACATATTGAAGCATTTTCACACCGTTTGCATAGGGCTCAATCACTGGTCATCCACCCATACTGAGCATTGGGGCCGGAGCCCTTGAGCTGGAGACTTCCGTCGAAGCTACAGACGATGCGGTCTAATCCCAACACACACAACCAAACCCACGGTTGTCACAAGCTGTCTTCAAAGGGGTCAGTCCAGTCACCAACCCCCCGGATAATGGTTGCGGCCCAGTCTTAACCCATCAGAGGAGACTAAGCAAGTTCAAAATAATAATTCCATAGATAACCCCCGCCATAGTGAGCATCAGCCCCACAGCTGCCAACCAAACCAAAAAGATAAACCCGACAATCGAAAAGAATGTCTTAGTTTTCGGCCAGCCACCCTCTAGACTTATTTCGTCGTGTGGCTGTGGTCGTTTCCCTCCGGTACCTCCGGCACCGAGTTATCCAAGTATTCCCCAAGCAAGTCTTCGTGGAACATCGAAATCAAAAATTGAGGAATGGTCTTCTTTCCCTTCTCGACAACGTGGACATTGATACTGAATCCATCATGGCGGGGAGTGAGTTGGACAACTTGCTGGCCGTAATCGGTAATTTGAAGATTGATGGTGTACTTTGTGTGGCCACCGGGCTCATCTTTTGATACTTCAATATCATACTGAGCCTTATCAAAACTCAGTTTCTCCACATGAGCCCGAATGAAGTTGTCAAGGCGCTCCTTAAAAGAGTCCAAAAGTTGCAAATGTCTAAGGCTGTCGATCATGTTTTCTTCCTTTCAAGATGCTTACTGAAGTTTTCTCGACTTATGGTCTTTCGAAGATATCTCTCCCCCACTCCATACAACAACTCATAGGCAAGCCATGAGCGGGCGATAACAACCATGTCAGCAGTTTCTCCCGGTGTCATCGGTGGATAATCCCCGTAATGGTCCAAAAGAACCTCAATCCTTTTGATCATTGAATCTTGATAGTCGGCACTGACATAAAACCAATCTTCGATATCTTGATTGAGGTTTTCTTTCATGACATGAATAACGTAATCCCCCAAAAAGGGGACTACGAAGGAAACAACTTCTCCGGCATCGTAAGCGTCAAGAAGCTCCGAATCATCTCTCCTAGCGAAGGATTCTAAGAGCTTTTCGCCTTTGTCCATTTAGTTATGGTCGATACCATCCTTCTCCAGTTTGCGAGAAAGGGACCGCTTGTACTCTGTCTTCGGCACCAACACTTTCGGCTTGAACTTGGTGTTGAGGCTCCTGGCTTTGGGCATCTTGGGCTTGCGGGGCTTCTTCATGACCTACACTCTTTCTCTTAAAGGCGCCACTGCGACCGGGGCGGAAACCGGGCGGGCAATCCTTTGCCTTCACGTCCCTGGTTCCATCGGTAAACCACTTACCTCGATTCCCATTAGTAAGCCTCTCAGCAACAGAGGTCAACTCTTCTCTCGGCTTCCTCTCAAGAACCGGTTGGCCTTTCATAGCAAGCCAAGTATTATGGGCCTCGGCTACATGTTCGGCCAACTTCCACTCAGCCTCAGCCTGCACCAAGGGCTCTAATCCAAGAAATTCAAGACTAATCGCAGCTATCTTACTACCATTATCAGCGACAATGGCGCACTCATGATGAATCTGAGCAATGCCCGAGATGCCAACAACCCGATGTTGAAGATGCTGCACTTTCCATAGTTTATTCGTAATATCTTCTACACCACTCATCTTAGAATTCCCTTCGCTTCTTTCCGATAGTATACTTTGCTTGTAATTCCCACTCGGCCTTTTCCGAGAACTTAAGAATCTTTAGCTGTGTTAAAGGTGAGCGAGGTTCTTCAATCCTCTCCGGCTCCAGCACCTTCACCAAACCCCACTCCTCTAAGAGAGTGGCAATAGTATTGCGCCGGGCTTTGTCTTCTTCATCAAAATTACTGGGCTTGCCATCAAGGGAAAATAGTTCCTTGAAATGCATAATGGCATATCGGCCTTGCTTATGCAAGACATGGCAGCTCTGATATAAAATCTTCCCTTTGCGACTGGGAATGCCAATTCTCTCCAAAGTTTCTTTGACTTTGTGAAAGTCGTTCGGGTTTTTGAACTTTACTTCGACCCCTAGGCTACGGAAAATGTCATCCTGTTTTTGCGTCATTTCGTTTAACGCCACCCTTTGCGTCACAAATCAATTTTTGTTGTTCCTCACTCAAGAATCTCATGTACTCCCGAGCCCTTACACTATTCTCTTTAGTGTACTCGGAAATGGCCTCGACAATCTTGTCGTCTGTCCGCTTAGCCTTGCTCATGCGACCCGACCAACGCTTCTTTTTAGGAATGGCATGGTAGAGATAAAGGTAATGGTTTTTCCAACTTAGGCCATTCACGATGGCCCGATTCATGGCATAAGCAAAAGGCAAAGTGTCGGGGTAGCGAGAAAGCATGCTATTGACAAGGAAAGGATTATAACCCCCGTCATCAGGCTTTCGGTGAAAGAGAGCATCGCTAGTAAGATCACCCCCTGTCCCCATGACAATAGAATCAAGATAGCGCCAAGGGCTAAACTCTGTAACGTGCTCACTCGTCGTTTCCGTCTTCGCCGATGTATTGTCCAGCACGCTCCGAATATCGTGTTTTTTCATGGCTCTCTATCTCATAAACTATTTCGGCGCATCCTTTACAAAAGTGCATCTCTATCTCGCCGTCTAACACCTTGACTTTAATAAGTTCTCTTTTTCGAAACCAAAAAAGCTTATTACAATACCAACAACTATCCCAAAACTTTAATCTTTCCAGAAACATCGAGCCGCCCCGTCAAAAATTTGACCCATGAATATCAAAAAAATAAAACAGTATGAGCTATTCAAAATA